GCCATTTATCAGATTGACCCCGCGGAGCTTGGCTTCGTGTTTGGGAGTGAGGGCGTCACAAGCTCCCTCTCACAAGGCGGGCCTGAGCAAAGGATCCTTGCGAGCAAGGACCGCGGGCTCCGCCCTCTCTTGCGACAGGTGCAAGGGTGGCTGAATCGCTGGATTATTCACCCAATCGCGCCCGAGCTGTCTTTTGAGTTCGTGGGGCTCGACTCTGAGGACGCCAAGAGCAAGCTGGAGGCGGACAAGGAGCGCGTGTCCTCGTACATGACAATCAACGAGGTGCGCGCCTCCAACGGGCTTGAGCCCTTGGAGAAGGGGGGCGACATCATCTTGAACCAAACCTACATCACCGCCATGAGCATGGGTGAGGGGGAGCAGGAGCCCGTGGAGCAGGAGCCCGTGGAGCAGGAGCCCGAGGAGGGCGCTGGCTTTGAGGGCGAGGACATGGAGGACGAGGGTGATGACTTCACAACGGAAACCGTGACCAAAGCACGCCGCGTGCGTGTGTCCGTGGAGCTTTGAGTATGTTTACGACTTTCTCTGCCTGGGTGGACTTGCTGTTTAAGGCGGCGGGTCACAAGTACATCAAGCGTATCCCTTACTCGTCAGGTGGTAAGCTCCGCTACAGGTACATCTACAAGGTGACCCACACGGCGCGAGGCAAGCACGCGCTCCATGAGGACGATGTGACTGTGGGCGCGGCGTTCATGCTGGGCACGGACAAGGGGAGCGAGGTACACGCTCATGTGAAGTCCGTTAACGGCGACAAGGTGACGGTGGAGTACGATGACGGGCCACGCAAGGGCGAAAAGGAGACCATGAGCAAGCGCGACTTGTTGAGCAAGTTGGACGCGGCGCACGGTATCTCGCAAGCCTTGCAGGGCGAGCGCGAGAAGCAGGCTAAGGTGATTTCTGAGCTACGCGCCAGCGGTGCATCTGAGAAGCAGATCGCTCGTGAACAGGCTCGCTTGGATAGATTGGGCGCAAGTATCGCGGCGCCTAAGAGACCCAAGGAATCAACGGCAAAGCCGCGCGTTACAAAGGAGTCTAAGCGTACAGACAAAGACCTGCCCGCGAGCGTCCGTGAGTGGGTCACAAAATACGCGGCACGCATGGGCAAGTTGAACGCAGACTCGGTATTCCCACAACGCATCCCCCAACCTAGAAGCGCATATGACCAACCATACGCGTTACAACAGCGACTCGATAAACTAAACGCAGACCTAGATTCAGAAGGCGTGCCTCTCCGCGATTTCATCGCCCAGCATAACGCGTCCACAGAGCGGATTGTGCGTGATTTTGAGGCGATGGGTCTGTGGGATTATTTAGAACAGGTAAAAGCCGCCCACGAAAAGTTTGCACGCGAGAAAACCGAGTACGAGGGTGTGTACGATCAGAAACTACAGAAAATAATAGCGTTTCGCACCGCGTGCGAGGAGGTTTTTATACACGACTACAGATTACGCTCGGCAAAAGAGATAAAAGCCGCATGGCCCCGATATATAGCGTTATTCAAGCAACACTTCCCAAAAGTGGACCAATACGCCGACCGCCTATCCTTTGATTATACCAAGTATGACCCTAGTTCTCCTATGGACCATTGGATATTTCCCACGAGCACCATGATGGACACAGCAACGGCGGATTCCTTATTGGACTCCCCCTCCGAGCCCGTAGTAGATGAGCCCCCCGTCCCTGCACAGGTGGCGCAAGCAATCTCGGCTGTGCGGGCGCTGTACGGGTCGTCTGACACAGCCAAGACGGAGGTATCGGGGCCTGATGGACTACTCACGCAGACCGTGCGCTCCGTTATTGCTGGGCTGGAGAAGGTATATCCCGATTTTGCCCCTCTGCCGATTAAGGTAGAGCTTGATAATCGCCTGGGATATAGAGCGGGGGCAAAGGAGAGCGGAGACCATTTCAACATCACTCTCGGTGCGCGCGCCAGCACGGAAGTGACTGCCATACATGAAGCTCTACACGCGTTGGAGCTATATGAGCCGACCATAAATAGACAGGTGTTAGCGGCACTCGCCTCCCGCGTGTCACGGGGCGGGCTTCGCCCCATAGAGTTGACCGCAGAGCACCAGTTAAAAGACCATTTTATGGACGAGTACACAGCCAAGTTGTATCAGGACAGCAACGCCACAGAATATGTCACTATGGGGGGGCAGGCGTTGCTAACATCTACGCAGAGCGCGATTGATTTTGCTAGGGCGGACCCACACCACTTCGTGGTTACTTATGGACTTCTGACAGGAGCGTATAAATGAAAAGCGTAATCGTCATAAATGCCCCCATGCGCCAGCTTCAAGTAAATATAGAGCACAACCAAGAGGGCAGGCTGACTGCCTCGCCTGTGTTCTCGGGGTCGCGGATACTAGCCACCCGCGTGTTGGAGATATTACTACGCCCCACGCTGGCATCGTATATGTATGATGCTCCTATTTCCCCCGACAGTCACATTCAAGGGTGCATAACGGCGTGTACACTAGCCGCTAGAGAATATAATGCGGACCTCTCTGTAGAGACCAAGTACGCCCCGTCTCGGCCTAGTGAGCCTAATGTCATTTACTAAAGCACCCAGCCCCAAGGAGCCACAGATGCAAGTATTCACCGCGATTGTTGACGCGCTGTTGAAGGGTGGCGAGGGCTACACGCCGCCTCAGTCCGTGCGTGACGCGGCGAGGCGTGGCTTGGAACTGAGGCGCGAGCACGGGCGTGGGGGCTTGAGCAACAAGCAGGCGAGCGCGCAGGGGATAGGGAGCGGGGTACAGCGAGCCGTGAACCTTGCGAACGGGGACCGCATGAGCGAGCGCACGGTGAGGCGCATGGCCGCGTTTTTTAACAGGCACCGCGTGTACAAGGAGCGGGGATACCATGAGGACAAGACCAGCGCGTCGTATATCTCGTGGCTCCTGTGGGGGGGTGACGCGGGTGACGCCTGGGCGCGTGGCATCGTGGAGCGTTTAGACAAGGAGGAGCGCGCATGAAACTTGAGCTTGTGGCGAGCCCTGCCGAGTTACAGGGTGAGAGCGTGGAGACCCTGCGCGCCAAGATCACGGAGGCGGCGCTTGATGTGGCGCGTGCCGCGCTTGTGGACGGGCTCCGCAAGGCACAAGAGCGAGCGGACACGCCCGCCGAGCCACATGAGCGCGTGAGAGGGAGCGCGCGCAACCCCGAGGGCTCCGCGCGCTCGCGCACGAGTGGCGAGTCCATCGAGGTCACAAAGGAGATACGAGACGCGCTCCGCGACAAGGTGAAGGCGCACAACGAGGACACCCGCGAGCCGTGGCAACGGGTCAGCCTGGGGGCGTTGATGGCCGTGTGGCGGAGGGGGGCGGGGGCGTTTAGCGTGTCACACAGACCCTCGCAGAACAGGCAGAGCTGGGCGTACGCGCGCGTCAACGCGTTCCTCAAAGTGGCCAACGGGGGAGGGAACCCCAAGTACACACAGGATGATGACCTGTTGGACGCGGACCATCCGCGCGTGCGCGCGCTCCACAAGGCGCATGAGCATGGGCACGAGTGCGGTGACACGCTACATAAGGCGCGAGGTCACAGGGGGGGAGAGGTGGACCTTGTGACGGAGATGGCGGGGCGCTTGGAGCACCTGTACAAGGTGCGCGTACTCGCGCTTGAGCGTGACCTTGAGGCGTTGAAGCCATGACCCAGCTTGAGCTTTTGCAAGAGGCGGAGCGCGTCACGCGCCTACATAATGACGCGTTCTTGGTCGAGTTCCTTGGTGCCGAGCGCGCGGGGCTCCCCCCTGAGAGGGTCCAAGAGCTCGTGGAGGCAGGCGTACTTGACCCCCAAGCGATTGAGGGGTGGAGGGTCGAGAACCTTGACCCGTACGAGTACATAGCGCACGCGGGGGCGATTATGGACCGCGCGACACCTGCCCAGCGCGCGTCAATGCGCGATTGGACTATGGAGCAATGGAGCCCGTTGGTGCAGGCGCGCGTGGAGGACCTACGCACGCGCACACGCGCCGAGGCAGAGGCGCAGATGGAGCCAGGGCTCACGGTGACCGTTGAGGTGCCTGTACCCACGCCACAAGGCGGGGCGGTACAGGTGACCGCGCCCGCGTGGATGAGCACGGCGGAGAGGGGCGCGTACGCGCGCGCTGTGACGCGTGCGGGCGAGTATGCACGGGGGCTAGGCAACGAGCTTGCAGAGGACTTGACCCGTGTGGCGGCGGAGGCGTGGCAGGGGGAGCAGATCACTCGTGATGTGGACCCCGTGAGGCGCGCAAACACGCTCCAAGCCATCCGTGAGGAGCTGGCCAACACGCTCGCCACCACACGGGACGCGCGCGCCCTTGCAGGTGCGCTTGGTGACCGTGTGGGCACATACGCG